TGTTCAAATTAACAGACTTAGTAACAAATACATGGATGTTGATTTTAATAGTAATCAAATAATAGCTGTTAATGAACAAACTATTTTAAATGGTAACGCTACTAGAGCAGCAGTTCCTGATTCTTACTATACTTCAGCTCGTCAGATTAACTCAAGATATATTGGTAAAGAATTAGCAGCTTCTAATTTAAATAAATGGACTGAAGGAGATATTTCTTATGGTAAATCAGTTACTGTAGGTAATCCTGAATCATACTTTGTTTACTTTAATAATGTTGGAAGTACTTCACCTGAATGGGGAAATAACTTATCTGCTAAAACTCAAGCTAATGTTAGATTAATCATTAATGAATCGGGAAGTGCTACTAAACCTATAAATGATGCCGATGGAATTAATTTAGGAACTGTTCAACAATCATTTGGTGATAGTGGGAATGCTACTTTAGTGTTAGATGATTATGATACTTTTGGAGTTAATTTAAATAATCTAAATGGTACTTGGCCTGTATTTAAGAGTGGTATCAGTATAGCCCCTATTTTATATACTCAAACAGCAAGTTATAACAACAATGGAGACATTATAGGATATGGTTATACTGGATCTATTGATTTTGTTCAAGGTCAACAAGGTCCTGATGTTACTAAAAATGATTATCAACTATTAACTTATGGAATTAATTTTAATTCAATTGATGCTACTAGTCTTCCAGTAACTTTAAACTTTTCAAAACCTGTTGTTTTGGGAGCTCAATCTTTCTTTAATACATCATCTGACGCTTATAATCCAACAGGATCACTAGCTAATCTTTCAGGCTCAGGATATATTTTAAATTTCCAAGCTTACATTGAAGCAACACAGTTTAATGATGTTGTTGTAGATTATGTTATTCAAAAGAATGGTGTTGAAGTAGCTAGAACTCAAATTAACCATTTTTCTACCAAATCAGGTAATATTTTTTACACTGATAATAATGCTACAACATCTTCTTTATACACTGTTAAGGCAATAGCTCTTGAAAGAACATACGGAGGAGCATTTCCTACTATTACTTTAGGGGCTAACTCATATTTTAGAGTAACACAATTTCCCCTACCCGGTACAGGTATATGTAATGATTTTTGGATAACAGGTTCAGGTACTCCTAATATATTGTTAGCTAGTACTTCATCAACAGGACTAAATAACTTTATTGGTCAAAGACAACAAAACATTGAACGAAGTGGATTTAATCCTATTTCTTTGGACTTTGAACCTCAACTATATGATGAAATCAGATTCCAAGGTATTGAGGATTTAGCTTATTCTATTATTAATGTTACTTCTTCTAATGGTCAATTACAACTTCAATTAGATGGTAATATACCTAATGGAACTAATTTGAGTTATTTCTTATTAAGAAGATATGTTGATGATCCATCAAACATTATTTTAGATTTAAACAAACCAGCAGGTGCAAGTAGTGGTGGTGTTTTAAAACCTGAGTATGTAACTGACAATATCAATAAAAATTTGGATTCAATAATCCAAAACTTAAAATCAAAAGGCTTAATATAAAAACGAAACTTATATATATTTATAATAAAATAAACAAATGGGATATTTAAATAATACAGTAGTAACCGTAGACGCCATTTTAACAGATGTAGGACGTCAACTACTAGCTCAACAAAATGGTCAATTTAAAATTACTCAATTTGCTTTAGCAGATGATGAAATTGATTATACCCTTTATAACCCAAATAATCCTTCAGGTTCTGCTTATTATGGTCAAGCTATTGAAAATATGCCTTTGTTAGAGGCATTTCCTCAAGCTAACCAAACCATGAAATATAAGTTAGTAACTTTACCTCGTGGTACTGCTAAATTGCCTATCCTTAACTTAAATACTTCTGCTATTATAATGCCTCAAAGTGGTATTTATACACTCACTCCTCAAACATTAAATTATTTAGGAGCTAACACTTATGAGCCATCAGGATATGCTGCAACAATTTCTGATATTAGATTAATGTCTACTTTTGAAGGTGTAGGTGTTAATACACCTGCTGTAGATGCTTTGAATATCGCTAACCAAACAACAACAATTGGTACTAGTGTATCTAAAACTGTAGTGGGTACAACAATCAATATGAGAGCAACTACTGTAAATAATTTGTTTGGTACTAATAATACTTTACAAGCCACTCTAACTGTAGTAGGTAGAGATTCAGGCGCTCGTTTAACTATTCCTATCACTGTAACTAAAGCATAATAAAATAAAAAATGTCATTTAAAAGATTAGAAGCCGATGATTTTGTAGTTAGTTCTGATGCTATTTCAGCAACAGCATGGACTACAAATCTCCCTACATTAACCGCTTTTTATACCTCTTCTGTTCAAGTGAATGGTAGTTCTGGAGACTATTATGTGAATGTTTTTGATACAGCTGCAACTTCTTCTGTTCAATTTGCTATTGCTTATGGAAATAATTTTGGTAGTGGAAGTTCTGTTTACAATCCAGCTGTTGATGGTTTGTCTCCAACTAGTACTATTTTTGGACAGTGGCAAGATTTAGTTATTGGTGATGAAAATACTTTATTCCAATTTGGAGCTATTTCTTCATCTGAATTTTTTGCTTTACCTATTGAAAGACAATGTTATAAAGAAGCTATTTTCTTAGGTTCTTTATCATTAAGAATTTCAGGATCAGGTGCTTCTGTTACTTTAACAGATAATAGTGCTTATGTTACTACAACTGTGTTTAATGAAGCGGGTAGAGTTTTCCAATTAATTTCAGGATCACAAGGTGTTAGATATACAGGTTCAGCTACTACTTCAGATGGTTTCTCAGCTAACTCTGGCTCATACGGTTGGTTATTACCTGATATTGGAACTATTATTTTAAATCCTTTAGCTTTAGCTGCTCCTCCAATTAGTGGTGGTATTTCTTTTGCTTATAGTGGTTCAAACTTTTCAGGATCAGCAGTATATAATTCTAATACAAACGCTAACTCACAATTGTTTAAAGCAATTAGTGGTTCAATATCTGGAGTTGCTCCTTCTTTTACATTAAATTCTCAAGAAACTATTACTTCAGACTATGTGTTTGTAAGACCTAGAAGTTCAGAATTTAACTACTCAGAAAATCCATCCTTTATTTCTGGTTCAACAGGTGAAGTATTGTACTCTCAGTTTATCAATAACCCTCAGACATACATTACAACTATTGGATTGTATAATGATACAAATGAATTATTGGCAGTAGCTAAGTTGTCACGACCATTGTTAAAAGATTTTACCAAAGAAGCTCTTGTAAGAGTTAAACTTGATTTCTAAAATGAATGGGTACCTTCAAACAGTTTCTAGCATCGGATATAGTAATTACTCCGCTTGAATTAAACAAAGCGTTTAATTTTGAGGGGGCAGCCGCGTTAACTAGTTCTGTTGTTGGTATTGATAGGTATTTAGGAACTAACATTATTAGTTATTCTTTTGATCCTAATATTGATCCTCAAACAGGACAAATTACTACTCAATATCAAAGGTTAGTTTATAACTCTATTGAGCAGCTTTATTATTCTAATTACTTAAATGCTACAGCTAGTTATGGATCACCAGCAAACACAGCAAGTGTTATACCTGGATATGATCCTGCAGGAGATGTTTTAGTAGGATCTACTTCATCAGCTGGTAGATATTATAATTATTCTCAAACTGATTTAACTTTTGCTCATTACTTTCCTACAGAATCTAATTTAACTATAGGTGTAATGTCTATTCCTGTAGGTTTATTTGGAAACTATATCCAACCAGGTTCATTTAATTGGATTGCTCCTAGTGGTTCTATTTATGATGATGGACAAGGTAATTTAATATTTTCTTCATCACAACAAATTTGTGGTAATATATTTTATGGACATGGTATTGCTGTAATCACAAGTGACTCTCAGCCTCAAGGAGATACTTATGGAACAGCTATTTATGGTTCATCATTATATGGATTATCCGATGCTACAGTAATAAGTAACTTTGTTACCTCATCTAATGTAACTTGTTCATTTTCATCTTCACTTACCATTTATGAAACTCAATATAAATGTACAGCTAGAGAAAATGAATTTAATTTTAGTCAAAACCCAACATTAACTTCTGGTAGTACAGCTAATTCAAGTTCTGTAGGAACTTTTTATACACCAGCAGAAAATTTATACAGTTGGGCTACTAGTTCTTACTTCCAGCCTTATGTAACAACAATAGGTTTGTATAATGAACAACAACAATTGTTAGCTATAGGGAAATTAGCACAACCATTACCTTTATCACCAACAACAGACACAACAATATTAGTTAATATAGATAGATAATTATGTGGTTATACAAAGAAAAAGTTATAAATTCACTTGAGGATATGCCTCAAAACACCTTTGGTTTTGTTTACATTGTAACTCATCAACCAAGTGGGATATCATATATTGGTAAGAAATCATTATTTCACAATATAAAGAAAAAACTAACAAAAAAGGAACTAGCAGAACAGACAGGCCCAGGCAGGAAGTCAGCCACTCGGGTGGTAGTAAAGGAATCAGACTGGAAAACCTATTATGGATCTGCTAAACCAATTATGGAACTCATAAAAGGAGGTAAACAAGAGGAATTTACCCGTGAAATTCTACAATTGGTTCCTAATAAAAAACTTCTTACTTACTATGAATGTAAGTACTTATTTAAATATGGGGTATTAGAACACCCTCTAGAATATTTTAATGATAATATTTTAGGAAA